AGATATTCCTAAACAACTTCAGTTTCAATCCGATACCACAGGCCGTCCGTCCTATCGTAGAGGTTGCTACCAATCAGGACTTCTTCCGTGGCAGAGAACTGGAAAGTCTTGGGGTTCGCGGCTTGCCTACAGCAATGCGTTCCTATTCAACCACATCTGAGTTTGCAAAACTCATGGGTGATGCAACCGCCCTCGCTGGTATCAGCCCGATTGAGTTTGAACAGTTGGTGAACGGCTACCTTGGTTCTCTTGGTGGGCTGTTCCTTGGTGGTATGGACAGCATACTTGGCACATTTGGCACAATCCCATCGAAGCCAGCGGGACTGTTTGGCAGTGGCTTGAGTGATGTCGCCGCCAGAAACCTTGGCCTCACAAGATTTGTTAAGGAACGGGGCAATGACCCCGCAAATAGATTCCTCTCTGAGTTCTACGAACTCAAGCGGGAAGCGGATGAAATCAATCGTGGAATAAACAGGCTCCGTGAAGAGGGCAACTATGAAGAAGCGATGGAGATGCGCCGCGACAACCGTTCACTACTTGGCGTAAGGAAGCAACTCAACAAGAAGTACCAACAGTTGAACGAACTTAATGACAGGATTCAGGGAATCAAAACTAGCGGCATGTCGCCTGAAGCGAAGAAGTCTAGAATTGACCAACTCATCCGTCAAAGAAACCGTCTTGTCTCTGATATGGCGAGACTAAAGAAAAGAATAAGGGACGACTAACCATGTTCGCCGCCTCTGTATTCTTCTGCTTCCTATCGGTCAATGGCGTACAGTGCCTGATAGCAGAAGATAATAGAGGTCCTTACAAAAATGAGGCGCAGTGCCACGAGCGTATTGTTGAGATGTCCGAAGCGATTGTAAGGAATTTTCCTTACCCACAGATTCGCGGTGTTCGCTGTGCAAAACCAGAAGGAGCAAGTATCTAATGTGGACTGCACTCATAAGTCCTATCGCTAACCTCGCAGGAAGTTTCCTAGAGGGACAGGCAAAGAAGCAACAGGCGAAGGCTAACCTCGCACTGACTGAGGCCGAAGCCAAAGCGGAGATAATGAAGACCGCCGCAACCCACGACAGCAAGTGGGAAATCATTATGGCGCAAGGGACGCAGGGTTCGTGGAAAGACGAACTCGTTACAATAGTTATTCTAATCCCTTGCATACTGGTTTTTATCCCCGGCCTAGATGGAGTAGTCAAGACAGGATTTGAAAGACTAAACGAACTGCCGGACTGGTATCAGTATCTCCTGTTCTTGGTTTGTTCTGCCGCACTTGGCATCCGTGGATTGGATAAGTTCAGGAAGAAGTAATGGCAGAATATACTATGGAGCGCATCCTCAAGTGGCGCATCTTACCGCGACTGATGATGCTTACAATGACAGTTATGAGTTGGCGTGTTGTGGAGTGGTTCATGGCATTGCCTGACCCCAGCCCCAGCCAAGCAGGATTGGTATCCGTTGTCACGGGTGCCATGACAGGCGCGTTTGCTGTGTGGCTTAACTCAGAGAAGGTGAGTACCAAGTAATGGATATTAACTTGTTAAGGGAAGAACTTACTATTGACGAAGGGATGAAGGAGGAAATCTATCTTTGTTCCGAAGGCCACCCAACATTTGGTATTGGCCACTTAATAGTTCGCGGAGACCCAGAGTATGGCAAAGATGTTGGTACAAAGATTCCATTCGACAGAATCAAACAGGCGTTTGAACAGGATGTAGCCAACTGCGTGGCTGACTGTATGCTTATCTTCAAGGGGTGGGACAACTATCCTGAGGACGCACAGAGAATATTCGCCAACATGTGCTTTCAATTAGGGAGACCGCGCCTATCCCAGTTCAAGCAGTCTATTGCCTATGCTGAGAACGGCGAGTGGGAAATGTGTGCAACCGAGATTCTTGATTCGCGTTGGGCAAAGCAGACCCCGAACAGGGCGAAGCGTTTATCCGACAGGCTACTCAAACTTGCCGTACCTATGTAGCATGATACAGAATTGATACAAATGGCAAGTAAGTAACTGTTTATATTGAGGGGTTATGGCGGGAGTGAAGCCTAATTCCAATATATAAAACAATTACTTACAAGCAGTTCTGTATAATTTATTGTACCTGTATGTATCACAGTGTATCAGGGTGACCGCTATTGTATCACCCGAAGTTTCTCCCCAGAGATAAGACTAGACCCCACCTCTGATGAGCGTTCCATAAAGTCTGGTGAGAACTTAGCGTAGTGCTTCTGAGTTATCTCGACACTCTTGTGACCTAGATACTTTGACACTTCATATATAGGGACGCCATTCTTTACCATATGCACGGCACATGTGTGACGCATGACATGCGGCGTTACACCACGAAGACCCGCCCTCTGTGCTGTTTGTATGAACTCGCCGTATATGTTCTTCATCGGCTTGCCGTCTCTCTCCACAACATACCCGCTTACAGATTTGTTCACCGCATCCACTAGGTACGGACGCAAACCCTGCGGCATTTTAATTGTTGAACGGGGCTTGTGCTTGCCCTCTATCGTGGGGTCTCTGAAATCTATGATGTTATCATCAAAGAGAACACGGTCACATGTGAGGCTAAGAATAGCACCACTCCGCGCCGCCGTAGATAGAGCAATCAATGTCCACAATTTCATGTGGTACGATTCGCAAGCATCAAGCAACTTGTTAATCTCTTCCTGCGAAAGGAAGCGTTCACGAGGGACACCTTGAACATTTTCAAATCTGAACGGTGTCCACTCTATTAGTTCCTCATCCTTACAATAATGCAAAGCCGCACTGAGGACATCCAACTCACGAGATGCGGTCTGTGGCTTTACATCTCGACTGCGGATGTATTCCTTTGTCATTCGTTTGTTGAGGGTTCTGAAGTCAATGTCACCCATGTGACGAAGAAGCATACGCACTATGCTATAGTGTCGTTGCATGTTTCTCATGGCTGTCTTTCTGTTGATTAGTTCAACAGTGTATTCTTGTAGCACCTCAGATATATTATATAAGGCATTACCCCTTACATCTGTGGTGCCATTGACGAACCCATTGAAGAACTCTTCAGCCTTCTCTTGGTCATCCGTCCCCGTTGAAAGCCATTTACGAACTGTCTTGAATGTGTTTCCCCGTGGGACTCTCTCTTGCCATTCGACATCCCACTTTCTTCCTTTTCTCTTGACGAGTCGATACTCCATCCCATTACTCCTTCCTCGTAATTACGGACAGACTCAGGGTCAAACCTGAGTGATGACCCTATTTTATAGACCTTTAAATCTCCCTTGTCGATTATTCTGTAGATGGTGGCGCGTGAAACCTTCCAGCGTTGCATAATTTCTTTCGCAGTTAACAGACTCTCCATCTCTATTACCTTCCGTCTTCATTGTATATACACCAATAACTGTCTATCTCTGTTTCAGAGACTCACGGAACTCATTTACGAGTGTGTCCATCTGAAATCTTACAGCGTCATTATGAACAGCCCCCAACTCAGAACGGCTATCAAGCCCCAGATAAGTTCGCAAGGCATTCGATGTCTCCCTCTCTGGTGTGTCCATACCCCAGTCATAGAAACCCTCTTCTGATGCGCGGCGTTCCATATATTTTTGGAATCGTTCATCCTTGCACAGCATCACTGACCGTTGAATGTATCTCTTGTTTGGGTTCTCCTGCTGTTCTGGTTCTTGAGGGTTGTCGTAGTCCAGAGCCTTCAGACCTATAGCCAGCGGCATACCTGTCGGCGCGAACACAAGCCAGTCTGCTGTACCAAACTCGTGGATGGTAAGGGTCAGTTGCCACAGGCCGTCAGTCGTCTGACGGATGGCGTGTTTCTTCGCCTCAAATCCGCTGACTTCCTCAAAAGCCTTTCGTGGTACGGGCTTCATTCCATCTCCTCATAATACAGTGCCTTGTATGCCTCTCTAATAAGGTGTCCGACAGAGATAAATTTACCTTGCAATTTTGACTCTTCATGTGAAATTTTCGATAACACACGCCAGTCCCTCACGGGCATTAACAAGTTATATGTCTTCGTTTCGGGTGCTAGTTTCGGCTTTCCCATTTGTTTCTCTCCACAAATCTTTAGCCACTTGCATTGCATCTACACCCTCGAACACCCAGAACAGGCGTTCTCCTTCCTTCGTTGTATGCAAGTTGTGATGGCATATTCCGCATAGCGGTACTGTCCACTGGTCACCCACCTTCTGACCTAGACCACGATGTTCTGAGAACTGTATGTGGTGTGCATGGTTAGGTGGTGGGTTCCCACATACAAGGCAGGGGCGTTGCCGCACCCTGCCAAGATGCGAGGAAGAACGAATCTTCTTTTCCTTAAAATGGGATTTCATCATCCATCGAAGAAGAAGAATGGTTAGCCTGTGATGGCATTGGCGCGGCACCCTGTGGCTGTGGAACAGACAAAGAGATACTCATGTACGCTTGACCCTTACTGGACTTACGCATCCATCCGGCCATGTTATACTTCTGGCCTTCAACTTCTACATTACCTGTGTAGTCAGGTTGCTTTTCGGTTTCCTTGCGGTCATTCTTGAACAAGGCACCACGAAGGTTGTTATCATACTCAGCCATTAAGATTCTCCTTATTCTCGGCTTTGTTTGGCAAGGCATCTCTGTAATCTGTGACTTGCTTCTTTAGTTCTAAGAAGTCCATCTCTGATTCCGACTTGAGTTTGTCAAAGAAAACCTTTTCACTAATGAGAAGGCTGTTGACATCATCTTTTGTCTTGGACTTTACGAGGACTTTTAAGAACTCTTCCACGGTCATGTTCGTTGTTTGCTTCTTTGAAGGCCGCAACTCCACAACCTTTTGGGCTTTCATAGCGGAGTCCACCTCTTCCGCAGAGGCCATCACCCCACCATGAACCCCAAGTACCGCAAGCATTCTGCCAACGGCACTGGTCTCGCTATTTTCTACAGCACTTGTCTTGTTAATCATGCTGGCCTGTCTGTCTTCCTCTGATGTTCCGACAGACTTTACATTCTTCATCTGGACAATCTCTTGCCCCTCTTCGTTGATGATTACATCAACCTCTTCGGCTAGGTATGCGCGAGTAACAACTCTGTCCTCGTACATCTCAACCCGTGTAAATATAGAGGTCAGGTTAGTAATATCACCAGCATCCAACTCGCGGCGAAACAACTCAACACGAAGGGGTACAGTTGAATACTCCTTCCCCCTGATGTCAGCCTTCCCAGTATCTGACTGGGACAGTTTCTTCTGTAGGTCTGATATCTTATTTGCCATCTGACAATATCTCCTTGGTAAATAGTTCTGACTG